TGCAATAAATTGAGCTTCAAATTGCCTTTGTTCTATTTCTTTCTGCCTACGTTCTTTCGCTTTTTGCGCTGCATCTTCGGCACGTTTTTGAGCATCTTCTTGCGCTTTCTTTTCGCGTGCTTCTTTCTGATCTATGTCTTTTTGATTCTGGTCGGCTTGCCGTTCAATCCTTGCCGTTTCAATATCAAATATTGCGTCACTTGCATCCTGCCTCGCTTTGATTTGTTCATCGGTTAATTTGCCATTGAGCTTGTTAATGTCATCAATGGTCTTTTGGTATGTTTCAAGTTTCTTTTGCTCCGCATCAATTACAACCTGATTAACGTCTTGACCTAATTGTTTAGCAATAGCAACTTGCCTTTTTGCATTACGCTCAATGTCTTTGATTGTTTTATCTTGTAAATCAATGCTTTTATTTGCAGCATCAACCGCTGCATTTTCAGTGATTCCTATCCAGTCAGTCAAGTCCTTAAAGCCTTGAACAACTTTACCAATAACATCTCCAACAACTTCAAACGCTTTACCTACAAATGGAATAGCATTTGCGAGCTTATCCAAATTGACAATGATTAAAGCAATGACACTACCTATTAATATGATTGGATTTGATATTAATGCTTTACCTAATGCAGCGAAACCACTGGTTAATGAACTCAAACCTTTAGTCGCTTCACCAAATTTTAGGTTATTGACATTGCCTGCAAGAGCTTTGACCGATTGACCAACACCTTCAAAATCAAGATTGAATAAACGCTGTTTAAGAAGTGCAGCATTGTTGCCTAATGATTCAAACGCTGGCCCAGCTTGTGCGCGAATGGCTTCACTGGCATCATTTATTTTATCTTTTATTTCACCTGCTGCCGTTGATAGCTTTTGAAATTCTTCGGTATTTGGGTCAAGGTTTGCAAGTTGCTGTTGCATTGAGCGCAACTGTGCTTTGAGTGATTGTGTGCTATTGTCCGCTTTGTCAAGTGCAGTGGTCATATTATTGACCGCAGCAACCGCGCCCGAATCGTCAACCGTTAAACTAACAACGTAATTCTTATCTGCCATCACCAAATCATTTTATAGAGTCCGAATAAAACCACTATCCATGATGCACTATGCACCAAATAGATAACGGAAGTTTTGGCTATTTTCCTTCGCCTACTAATCGAATAACTTTTAGTGCGACACTTTATACCTGCTTTGAGTAATGCTATTGTAAGTCCTATGTCGTTTCTCATCGGAATTGTGTGTAGTTAATTTCTGCAAGTAATCTTGTGGTAAATGGATACGCACCACCTGCAATTTGAATGTTCAACCTGTGCTGTGCCGTATTGGTTGCAGTATCAATGACTAAAGCCACAGTTCTTCCTACCATGCTTGTATCTTGATATTGCACTATTGGTGCAGTTGCGAAAGCAATGCCGCCAGTTTTTCCCATTTGCGCGGTTATTGTTGCATTGATATATTGATTGATTGTTGGTTGAACCATAACATGCATTCGCATATACCACAGCATTTCATCTTCCATTTCAATCCGCTTATTGGCAATGCCTTCGATAAATAATTCAAGGTTGTTTAATGTCGCAGGATATATTCCTTGGTTCGACATCAAAAAAGTTCCAGCACTTTGAGAACCGTTGTATGGATAGGTTCGGTCATCTTGTGTCCAACCGCCACCAATTACAAGACCCGGCACAGCACTTTCAATCGACTTTCCAAACATAGCAGCTCCTCGCTGGTCTCCCTTCAGTTCTATCGTATCTCCAACTGCAATGATGTTATCATTTGTGCCACTATTTTTTATATCTTTTCCTGCAAATACACTGAATGATGAAAGACCAGCGTCAAGATTTACGGTACTATAAATATTATTCAAGCCAGCAGAAATAGTATTAAGCCCACTTATTTCACCCTTGCCACTTGTGTCATTATTAGGTCTTGGCGGTGAAGGTCTATCACTCGGCTTTGCAAAACAAGTATTGGTGTCTGCACTCCATGTGTAATTGTATTGCTTGCAGCACTCAGAAGTACCTATAATCGGATTGCCGTTCAAGTCCTGCCAAATAACGCTACCATCTGGACTCACTTGAATAGGAACTCTATCACATCGAGGCTGTGAAGTATTTGAAACGCCAGGATTCATCTTTAGCAACTTGACTCGCGTGCTTTCTTTTTGTCCAATCTTGTAATCACTTAATTCAAGAACTCGCCAATATGCATCTTTTACGAATATGTAATCTGCAAAATTCAAACTAATTATATCAGTATTTTCAAGTGCAAAATTTGCTTCCATTATTCGAGCATCATCTGAATAAATAGTATCCAAATAATCGCGCCAATAAAGTGTAAACAAGTTATCGAACGGGTTCGCTGTGTAATCATGTAGCGGTGTTTCAGGTGCCCAGTTCAAATCGGTTTGATTGTAGTCAGGATTGAATCCGCTTGTATTTGAATAGTGTGTTACTATTGGTACGTTCTGATAAATTGGTCCAAAGGTGTTTACATCATCATATAAATAAACAGGAGACGTTTCACTATAATATAAAAAACGTAATTGCGGGGCTATAAATTTTGGAGGTTCAGTTCCGTTCTGTGTCCAAAAACGTGGGGCTATTAAAGTTGTGTTGTCCACTTGTGTCGCTGGTGTGGATTGAGCAACGAGCTTGACAGTTGTTTCACCAGTCATGAATGAACTTGGAATCTGATTCACATTCACTGTGTATGGCTCGGGTTTATAGTCACCGTAAATACGACCTTGATCAACAAATAATTTTGAATAAGTATCTTGACCAGCGGAATAAGTGAATGTTAATTTACTCTTTCGTAAGTCATCAGTGCCTTTGATGACTATATCTTTTGAAGTGTCCAGCTTCTTAGTCCAGTCAAGCATTGCACCGCTTCCGATAAATGTTTGCATCGGTTCGAGCTTCAACTTATTCTCGATATTCAAATCTGGAACTACAGCGAGATTGTGCATTTTGATAATATCAGAAACAAAATCAATCTGCTTTATGTCAGGTGCATTTTTTACATAGTCAAGTTCATTTCCTGATAAATCTGTTAATTTAATTGTAACAACCAAGTCATTGCTGAATGCATAACCTTCACCCGGAATTTCACCTATCCAAAATTCATAATAAGAATCTAAATCAAAATAAAAAGGCGCACTTGTGAAATTAATATTTTCGGGCGAACTTTCTATATTAGGCTGAGTGAATAAAATATATGTTTCTAAATAATTATTTGTGAAAACATCATATTTTCTTATGAAAAATGATCCTTCCCATAAAGTACATTGAACTTGAAAAGTATAATACCCCACCGTAGGCGGCAAATATTTTAGCGTTGTATTATTCCATGCATTAGGTAAATCATATAAGTTACCTCCGATATCAGTTAAATTAAATTGAAAAACACCAGAACCAATACCAGATGATGTTGTTTTTATTCGCGTTCCATATTCCGATACGTCTATAGTATATTTTAATTCTGAACTGTTGCACCAAGGCACGTAATAATCCTGAATAATATTTACCAGATTAGTTGCGTCAAGCTCAAATCCTGCATCTTTGAATATTTCAGTAAGCAAATAGTCAGCACGAAGACATGGAGTAAGTTCTATCGGTTGTAATGGATCGCCATTGTTTTGAGTAGGCCTTGTGTTAGCTTCTCCAAAATCACCCAACGCTTTATTGTTATATGCTCGATCACAAAGAGCAAATATTCGCTTATTTGTGATAAGTATAACTTCATTGAAATTCAAATCTGCATTGAGAGTTGGCAAATCAATTATATCAACGAATTTTTTATCTCCTATCTCATTGACAAAATTCGGAGCTTGCGAATAGAAAGCCACTTGAAAATCACTTAAGTAGTCTTGCTGCTTATACGCTGCCATGATTCGCAAATAACCACGTGACACAGGAATGGTATCAACTCTTATTTCTGCTTCATACTTGCGCGAAAATGAAAGTACATCGTCTACGAAATTGTAATCATAAAGCGGTCCAAGTGCTTCGACATTTCGCTTCGTTGCAGGAATCCTGAAGTCACGCGAGAACGTGCCGATTTGCGTGAAATTATTTAAGTCAGTGAACTGATATGAAAGCGAGATTGATTCGTTTGGATAAAGGTCGAGAAAAGTGTTAGTGCCTACAAATGCGTAAACAAAAATATCTATGCCATCATTTTCATCTGGTGCAGTTGTGAAAGGTGGGTTTATATACACGCGACCAGTGCCATCATCCGTACTTACTACATACGTGGTAAATTCTACGCTGGCAGTAGTGTTATTGTAGAACTCAACCTTACTTCCATTCGGGTAAGTTGCAGCAAGTGGTGGAGCTACACCAGTTTCAAAATAATCTTGACCATTAGCAGCTTGAATGTATAAATCTGTACCGTAGTTGGGCGAAATCGCGCCTGCTTTGACTATTATCTGTACTTCGCTTTGCATATTATAGCCCCCAATAAGGTTGTGAAAATTTCAAGTTCAATGTAAGGTTGTGCAATTTTCCATCATCTCCTTTCTTTTCAACGAAGCTGGTCTGCTCAATGCTCACAGGTGTAACGCGATAGCACCCCGTGTTTTCGTAATCTTGGTTTTCGAGTATTTGAACTTGGTTCGATGTCAACAGTGAACGCAAAAAAGTAAATTCACCCGAACTTAACCAGTCACTCGTTACAAGCATCGATGTCGTATTTAAGTTTGACCTATCCGTTAGCATCCTTGTGCCTGCATAAAATGGTTCTTCACCCGTTTGAAAGCCGTAATCAAAATCAGTTTTCAATACCGAGTTGTATTGCTTGCGCTCTATCTGCGTAGTGCGCTCACTCTTAAGTTGAAAGTTCCAATAATCCCAGCCACCCCGACTATTCACCCACGCTAAACGCACATTCTCAAAATTGCAGTTTTTCTTATAGTTGCCAATGATGTCTTGGTTGTAAAATATATATATGCGACTATTTCTTTGTTGACTTGAATTAACCGCAGCTAAATAATAATATGCAGTATTCGCTGGTATAATATTCGCAATGCTTCCCGGATACGCAGCGAAATGAAGTAGCGGTTCATCTGCTGTGATAGGATATAAATTATCCGCGAGTGGAGTGCCATCGTCCGCGTAAAATATTATTCTTATTTCATATATTTCATTACCAGTTAAAGCTGTTGACGTGCTAAAGGTCAAGCAACCCATATCGTCCCAGCGACAAGGTATAGGTACATAATAAGGAACGGAAGGATTCCACACTGGCATATTAGCCATGCTGAATGGAGTAGTATCTTGCAACCTATCCGAGTAAGCATACCACCCCACAAGATTCACGTTACCTCCATACTTAAAATTCATCGGTACTTCCCAAGAATAATTGCATGAAGCTGGTACAACATTCGTGTCAGGTTTATATCCTTGATAAGGTTGAAAATATGAGTTGGTTACAATTAAGCCTGCGATGTTATCGGTTGCGCTACCCTCGGAAGTGTTTTGCGTGAACACATCATTGACAATCCACCACTCAGTAATCTCGATGTCATAGGTCTTGAATCCATTGCCATCAAGTTCATAGCAATCCGCTGCATGAATCGGAAAGCTTGCAGTCGGTTCTTCTTGATGTCTCAAGTTCACAAGCGGTGACATGTCGAATATCCCGCGACCTTGCAAGTCAGGTGAAATAAAAACCTGATAGCTTTTGCCCGTTGCGACTTCAGTCATCTCAAACCCAAACTTAAAGCCAGTGTTCGCGCTGTTGTCGGAGGTGTAAACGATGTACAACCGTTGCCCCTTGCGAGTATATGAGTATGGTTTATCTACTTGTGTTAGTGCCATTATTTATTCTTTTTATTTCGTCCGTCTAAATCTAATTCAAATGCGATCGCGTCACCTAAATATTGAAAGAACGCATCCGAGCGTTCATCCATTATTTCTTGAATCGCTGTAGTGTAGTAAAGAATGCCCGGTGTACCTCGCTTACTTATTGCCCACGCTATCCGTTCCGCTGCCAATCGTTGTGATTCCGTGCTGAACTTAATGAACTCATTCTTTGAATTGCGCAGCCTAATATTGCGAATCTTCATCCATTTAATAATTGGATCAACTGGTGGCGGTGTTGCCCCTGGTCTTCTTCCAAACTCAACTATGTCAGCGTATTGCTTTGTTGCATCACTATTAGTTGTGAACTTAATGAACGGCTTACCACCTTGAACGCTCGCCTTAAAAGCAAGTGATCTATAAAGGTCACCGCTTGCATACCGATTGCGGTTGTAGGTTTTGCCATTTGGATATTTAATCCGCTGCGTTACCTTGAGATTGCTCTTTGCTCGGTCAACTACTTCTTGACCAAATAGGTTTAAGAGTTCTTTTAGTTCCTTGTTCATTATGTGCGCTCAATTACAAATGACATAGATAGAACAGATGCACTTGTTACAGTTGCATTATTGGTTAACTGAATCGCTAACAAATCACCCGCTGCAATAGTTAAGGTATTAGTATTATCACTTTTGGTAGGTGAAGCTCCATCGCCATTTGTTACAGTTACCGCAACAGCACTGGATGTTGCGTTATTACGTACGGTAATGACAAGTGAACCTGTGGCACTTTGAGTCCCACTCATTTTGACGTAGAAGTTTTTGATTGTACCTGCAACAGGCACAGCAAACTGTCTGTTTGATTCCGTTGCGTTCAACGCTGTAAGACCTGATATAGCAGCATATGCAGTTCCAGATGCACCAACAGTTGTACCATATACGTTACCATATGCCAGACTATCCTTTTTATTATTTAAGGCTGTCTGTGTAGCTGTAGAAATTGGTTTGTTTAAGTCACTGGTATTATCAACATTACCTAAACCAACTGCATTTTTATCTAATGTTTGAAAGGTCTTGTCACCGCGATAGTATTGTGAAGTTGTACCCGCTGTTATTGTTGGTTCAACTGATACGTTACCGCTTCCAAGTAATGATGTGCTGTTGACTGTCTTGATGTTTGTGCCACTTACAAGTGTTGCCTGCTTCGTGCTATCCAAGTGGTCAAGTGCATCGTCTACTCTGCTTCCTGTTACTGCGCTATCATTAACAACTTGACTTGCATTTAAGTGTTGGTGTTGCCACTTCGCTGGTGAACCGCCATACACCCATGTCTCATCTGCGCTCGGTGTGCCTGACTGCATGTCAATTCCATGAATCCTGTGAACTGTTGGATTTGGATATGTGCCTGTTAAGTCACCACCTGCATTACCCGTTGGAGAAGTTGAAGGTGTTGCATTTTCCCATTGCGAGGTTGTACTATTCCAAGTCAATACCTGTCCGTTATTCAATGGAGCTACTATGTCAACATCGTTTACATCCTCAATACTTATTTTATTAGCAAAATTTTTCGGTGTAATAGGTTCCCATTGCGCCCCGTCGTAAGTGAGTATGTCATCAGTTGCCTCGCCCGTTGTGTCAACATCAGTCAAATCATTAAGCACACTCGGAATAGAAGGTGTGTTAATCAAGTCATTGTAATCTCCTGAAGTCGCAACCGCTGCAAGTGAACTTATATCTGCTTTTAAGTTTAGCGCATTTTGTAAGTCAGTTTGATTCGATAGCGTTCCAAGTATTGCGCCCCAACTTACCGAACCGCCACCACCTCCTGTTGAATCAAATGTCACCGACCCATCACCGTTGTCGGTTATCGTCATGTTTGTGCCTGCGATTAAGTTGAGCAAGGTTTGATCTATATTATCAATCCCACCAACTTGAAGCGTTACGCAACAACCCCCACCACTACCCGAACCACCCGAACCACTACCGCCTGGTGAATAGTTCGCAGGAATATCACAAGCAGACCAATTCCAAGGCACGCGAATCGAAAGCGAAAGAGTCACACCTGTTAGCGTGTGTGTGTCTTCATGAATAAACGGAGTGATAGTCGAACCATCCACTATTTGAACGAACGGGTCAAAAAGAGTATTGCCGTTTTTGATTTCAGCAAGTAGGTCCTCCGCTAATCGCGTGCAATCACTTATCGCTTCGCGTATGTATTCTGCTTCGTGTTCTTTGTCGCGTGTAAGATCGCTAAAGGTTATATCAAAAGCATATTCGCGCAAACCTTCCTGCGGTGTTATCGTGCCGGGTATTACGTGCATCCACGGGTAATAGTCAGCATCTTGTTCGAGATAGCGCAAATCAATCTGCCCGTGTGAGAATTTCTTGATTAAGTAATGCCCATCCGCGAAAGCTCGCAAACGGTCAATCATTACATTATAGCTAATATTAGTGACCATGCTTTGATAGTTCGAATAATCTTTTTTGTTCCGCGTTGTAATCCTTCATGTACTGCATATGCGTAAACACTTCCCACGCTGTTTTCCCAAGTATTATTTCCCACTTGGTCATGTCGCGGTCACTTAAGCTTTCAAGCACATGCAACCATCCGTAACTTGATAACGGATTTAACCCCCAATTTGCTCCATCGCTGTCTTCAGCTCGCTCTCCAAATAAGTCAGGGAATCTTGCATGAGTTCGTTTGCGATAGTCGAAAAAAAAACAAGCGCACCATTTACCCGGTCCATTGTCATGCGTTCAATGAGTGGCTTGTATTGCTCAACCTTGCGAATGTCATAAGGTTCAAGTTCATACTGCTTGCCCCACACTTCTTTCACAGGTCGGAATAGAACGCAAAATAAGTCAATGAAATATTTATAGTTCTCAGGGTCCACCGGTTGCTTGTAGATGTTCGTGGTGTAGGCATCAATGTCAACGTATTCTTTGAAGGTAAGCACGTTCAAGTCAGGAATGAATCCTAACCTAACCGCACCATCGAAGAAGGTTTGTTCATGTCGGCTATTACCCGTTTGACATGCTTCAGTAAATAGTTCAAGGATTGTTTGAATCGCGCTTACCTGAAGTTGCTCACACTCGCTGACTGGCTTACCGATTGCAGCTGCAACCTTCTCAATGTCAGTTTTCGCGGTGTAGAATTGAACGTATTGTTTAAGCGTAATGCCTTCAACTGAAGTAGGTACGGTGTAGGTCTTCATATATTTCCATGTATTTGAACAATCACTGGACTATTACTGTCGCTTGCGTGTACGTTTCGTGCTTGTTTCGGTTTGAAGTACTCGAGCATTGTCATGTAGTTCTTCAAAAACTCCTCATCTTCCATTTGTGCAAGTACTTGCATCGCTCGTTCAGCACCTTGCGTAACTACATATTCGCCCAACTTATTCCACATTTCAGTGCGCTCACTTATTGCACCTTTTGGTTTCAATCCACCATGCCCCTTTTGTAACCTACCTTTTTCGTCGCGTTCCATATCAGTCGATAAAATATTGTTTATTCCTCACCTTCGGACGTATTAAGCGAGCGAAGTTGCGCCACACACACAGCATATCTTTGCGCAGCGTCTGGGTATTCAGTTAGCATCTTGTCATCTGCCATGCAGCGACCGATAAATACATCTTTCTTTTCGTCTTTTGTTGGTGTAGGTATTGGCATCAGTCAAGTAGTTCTAATTGGTTTTTGAATTCTTTTATCAGTCCTGCAACACATGAGCCACACGTTGAAGGATTTTCGCGCCTGCCAGTCAACTTGCTTTTCATTTCGTATAGTTTCTTCACTTGCTCCCTGCTCAATGAAGATAACGGCAAAGCACCCACAAATTCCCGAAGTTCAGCAATTTCTTCCTTCGATAGTCGAAAGCTGTCCCACTTATTAAGCGGACATTTGGCGAATATCAGTTTGGTTTTCACAGGCATCACGCATCCGCACAGCTTCACTTTCTTCTTGCGATAACTGAACTCGTTTTCTTCAGGGACGCTATTGCCCACAATCAAAGTTCCGCAACTCATGGTTGTTTTGCGGTAATGCTTGCACTCCTGGCAAGTTTTCATCCGGCTATCCCGAATGGCTGGTGGTACGGTGAACATCGTTTCTTATTTTTTTTATTGCGTTACTTATGTATTTGTATAGACGTTTAATCGGTATGTTGGTTTTGTCGCTTACGTCTTTATAATCAAACCCTTCAAGCATGTATAACCGCAAAAGTATTGCATCGCGTTCAGGCATCAGTTGGATATAAGTGTCGAGCAGTTCGTTGTCAAGCCTGCTACCGAGCCAAGGTTCATCCCTCTCAAAGTCAAAAGCGTTATCATGATCACTCCAGCGGTCTGCATACTGCATGTATTTCATTCCATATCTCGAACTGTCATCGATTGCCATGAAGTAAATTGCCCGGTGTACGTATGATAAAAGCCTATTTTCGCAAGCAAGCTCCTCTGCTTTATCCCTTTGATTCTCCAATATCTTAAGTAGTGCCTCGCTGACAAGGTCCTTTGCGTTCGTTTCGTTTCGAGTGAGTGTGTAGGCGAATTTGCGCCACGCTGGCATTGATTCCTGAACCGCAATTTCAAGGCACTCATTCACTTTTTTTTGACTATGTGCAAAAGTTCTTATTATTTTGCCCGAAATTTAATTAACAAACAAACCTATGAAGAACAAAGTATTCAACACTGAAGACCGAGCATTGTTAACGCTCACTCCTTCTGAAATCGAAGTAATCAATGATGCTGCCTATGTGACCGAGCAAGACCCGAAAGAGATGGTCCACAAAGCCATCATGAACGAAGCGCACCGAATCATGTCGTATCATGGTAGCAGGCAAAAAATCATTGAGCAAATCGGTGAGGACTTTATTGTCAATAAGGTAGTGCCTGAGTTTGAAGGAATGGTTGCATCGGTAACTGGTTGCAATCACGTTCTTACAAGCTACACAAGGCACGCACAATTCGTTTACGCACGTGCAATCCTTATCTTTCTCATGCGAACACAGTTCAAAGGTATCTCTCACTTAATGCCACTTGCTGAAATAGGCGCAAGATTTACTCCTCGTAAAGACCACAGCACTATGATTCACGCATATCGCAAAATCATGAACTCCTATTGCTATGATAATATCTTGAGACGCGACCTTGACATGATAAAAAACATGTGTATTGAGATGAACCGCTTTCATCCAGTTGTCGAGCAAATACAAAAGCTCGAAGAAAGCTACGCTGAAATCAAAGCTATGCGCGAAAAGAATCGGTTATGATCGAATATCTGCCAAAGCAAGTCGAGTGCTTCAAAGCATTGTCAGTTGATTCGCCTGCGCAGATAGTGTTATATGGTGGAGCAGCTGGTGGAAGTAAGTCATTCACCGGATGCGCATGGCAAATAATGAGACGCTTGCATTACGCTGGTTCCCGTGGGTTAATCGGTCGCAGTAAACTCGACACGCTCAAAAAGACAACTGTCAAAACCTTTTTTGAAGTCGCAGCAATGATGAAGTTACAAGCGGGCCGTGACTATGAGTTGAATGGTAGCACCAATGTAATTACATTCTTTAATAAATCGGAGATTATTCTCAAGGACCTATTCCAATATCCATCGGATGCGAATTTCGATTCATTAGGCGGTCTTGAACTCACGGATTTCTACTGCGATGAAGTTAGTCAGGTAACAAAAAAAGCAATCGATGTGTTACGAAGCAGGGTACGTTTTAAGTTAAACGAGTTCAACCTACAACCCAAAGCACTACTCACTTGCAACCCATCGAAAGGATGGTTATATAATGAGTTCTATGATCCTTGGAAATCAGGCAACCTCAATCCGATGTTCGCGTTCGTGCAAGCATTGCCCGGTGATAACCCACATTTGCCGGAAAGCTACTTGCAGACATTAGCCAGCTTACCCGAAACGGACCGAAAGAGATTGCTTCATGGTGACTGGGATTTCGATGAAAGCATTGACTGGCTATTCAAATACGATGATTTGCTGCGATGCTTTCGCGAAGAACTTGGAACGGGTGAAATGTACATCAGTGCGGACATCGCGCGACTGGGTAAGGATAGAACGGTCATTTGTGTGTGGCGCGGACTGCAATTAGTTGAAACGCATGAGTTACATAAAAAAAGGATTGACGAAGTGGTCCAGTACATGCGCAACTTAATCAGTACATATACGGTTAAGCTTTCGAATGTCATTGCGGACGAAGATGGACTGGGTAGTGGAGCGGTCGATTATCTCAAGTGTCGCGGATTTCAAAACCAAAAACGAGCAACGAAGCCTGAAACATATATCAATCAAAAAGCGGAATGTTATTACAAGTTAGCTGAATTGATTGAGCAAGGCAAGGTTATACTACCCATCAATAAGCGCGACATCATAACAAAAGAACTCGACATGATACGGAGGAAGCGTCCTGAAGCGGATGGAAAGCTTTCAGTTACCGGCAAGGATGAAATAAAAGCACTTCATGGTATCAGTCCTGACTATGCAGATGCTATCATGATGCGCATGTTCTTCGAGTTAGTGCCTAATTATGGCAAATATTCCTACGTGTAAGTAGCTGATTTTCAGTCACTAAAAATATTTTATGAAATTTATTTGCACAATAGAAAAATGTGTATATATCTTTGCGGTGTAACAAAAACAAACAAACAAAATGACAAACGCAAATCAAATTCAGATTCCTTACAGCTTCACGCTTATTCAGTTCCTTACAGATAACTTCATTCAGTTTAGTTATTCTAAAGGCGAAAAATTCGTAACCGCTACGTTCCCGAACCAAGACGCAGCGAAGGTGTGGGGCGAGTTAGAATACGAATATATAGACTTCGACCGCCAAATGGAAGAGAACGATTAATCTACAAATACCTAAAAAACAAAC